ATCGGTTTTGCAATAACAGGGCTTGAAGTTGTTATTTCGGCTTCGGTAAATAAATTATGCTGCATATCTTAATTTGAACTTTTAGTTAATAAATGCCCTGCCATCGCAAATACTCAAACGTTACAAGCAATATGGCTTAGTTCCGTTCTTCGATTGAAATTCCGTGAAGGAAAAACAAAAAGAAAAAACCCACCGCACTTTTAAAACATTGTAGTTTGTTGTTTATATTCATTGTATTTCTTTATTCCGTTATTAAAGTATTCCGTATCTATTTCGCAAATATCTAAATCAAAACCTTCTTTATCACAAGCCTTGGCAATACTCATACTTCCTCCATGTGTGTCTAGTATTTTCATTCCATGTTTTGCATAATTTTGAAGCTGCCACCTATACAAATCTACTGGTTTTTGAGTCGGATGTATTTTGTGGTCTATCGTATTATTTGTTAAAAAACCACCTTTTGAAACCCTTGTAAACTTTTTGCAAACCTTATCGAAGGATGTCCATGCAAGTTCAAAATCTGAAAATTGGGCTAAGTCTTGAATTTTATCCCAAGCTAACCAGCATCTATTCATATATAAATATTCGGTAAAATAATTACCACCCCAAACAATTTGATTTTTACTAACTCTAAATAATTCATCAAAGTAGTTTTTTTTTGGAGCATTGAATGTTTTTATATTATACTTAGTCCTATTTTGTCCAAGTGTTTGCAATGCTTTATTATCGCCATCCATGTAAGGCGGGTCAACAATAGCCAAATCGTAGTAATTATCCGGCTTAGTTTTCATAAATTCAATACAATCTATATTATAAAAATTAATTTCTGCCATCGCTTTTTTTCTTTTTGTTTTTCTGTTTAGTGTTTAAATTCAACTTTAGTGCTGAAAAGTAGGCACTTCTTATAACACGGGTTTGGCAAAAGTGGGCAGACAATCCCTGCTAAATTTAAGCATCCTACTTGCCCACCTTCACCAAGCCCGAACCCGGTGGTACTATTCATTTTTTTGTGACTTTAATATAATAATAGTATCTCTCAATAGTTCGTTTTGCTCAGAAAGATAAGAAATTTTGTTTTCCTTGATCTCTAATTGGTGTTGCAAATCCTTTATATCTGATTGAACCTTAGATACTTGGTAACTTGGTATTTCTTCATTTACGAAACTTTTTAGATCCTCAAAAAAATAATCTACACCTACCCTAAAACGGCTGCAAAAGTGTACAAGTAAAGATGTATTGACGTCTTTCTTTTTGAATATCTTGTAAAGTCCCGTTCTAGTGTATCCAAGTTGTTTTGCCTCAGTTTCCATGTCGCCGCCTGATTTTTCAATTAACGTCTTGATTTTCAGACCTATGTGATAATTCGTATCCATAATGTTAAAATTTATATGACATAATGTTTTGATTACACAAAACCGTACAGTAGTATTGTAATATCAAATAACAAAATTTTAACTATTTAAAACAAACCGTTTAATAAAATGAAAACATTTTGGGAAGTGTGGAAAGAAGAAATACCAAATAAAGACAAACCATTGATAGTTAACCACTTTATGAAGAAATGGCAACTAACCAAAAACCCTACAATACTAAGGCTCAAAGCATCATCATTTAAGTTTCTTATGTCAGATTTGAAGGATATTAATGATATGTTATCTATTGCCTACAGCCTGGAAAAAGGTTTTTTTGTGGACTACCGACACAAAGCAGAAAAGGAAATTAAGCAGGAATCAAAATCAATCAATCTTTACGGACTAAGCTAAGTAAATACCTATGTGTCAATCTAATAACTGTACACTGTACCAGGAGAAAAGACAATTAGTAAAACTTTTGGAAGATGAAAAATCAAAGGTAAGGGAATTGGAATTAATCAAATTTGATCTCATTTATTTGATTGAATCTTTAAACGTTTACCTAGATGATTACAAAAGGGTAAGTAAATCAGATCTTAGGTCAATGATAGAAACTGCAAGTAATCATATTTTATAAACCTAGTGTATCCATTTTGTTAAATTATTATCTACTATGTTCACAAAAACACAAATTAACAATACAAAAGATAGTGTATCCATTTTGGATTATTTATCCTCAAAAGGCTTTGAGCCTGAAAACCAAATAGGCCGCCAATATGTCTATATGTCTCCTATCACAGGAGAAACGGGAACGCCGTCTTTTTTTGTAGATTGTCAAAACAATGTCTTTTGTGATTTTTCCGGCGGCGCTGATCCTGAAAACAACGAAAACAAGGGAGATTTAATCCGGCTGATTCAAATCATGGAGCGATGTAGTTTTATCAAGGCTATGAACATTGCGCAAAATCTACCAGGAGGCAACCAACAAACTAGAATATCACAGAGCCGGGCGGCCTCTACTAAAAAAGAGAATTATACTTATATCAAAAGGATTACTTCTCTTTATTCGTACCCTCTAAAAAACTACCTCAATGAAAGGGCAATACCTTTTAACATTGCATTGAGGTACCTATCAGAAATACACTATTACAATGAGGCCGGCGATTTTTACGCCCTGGGATTCAAGAACGATACAGGAGGCTTTGAATTAAGATCCTCAAAGTATAAGGGTTGTATAGGTAATAAGGATATTCGAAGTTTGGGCAATCCTGATGCAACCAAAGTAGTATTGTTTGAGGGTTTTTTTGATTTTCTATCATGGATGCCCACAGAGGATAGATTGAAAAGGAATTTTGTAATAGTACTCAATTCATTACGGATGTTAAACCGTTTACCTGATTTGAGCCGTTTTCAGGCAATATCTATATTTTTTGATAATGATGAGGACGGACAAAAAAACGCTGATCTAATATCAAAACGGTATTGGGGCAAATGTGAAAACGCCTCAAAGATATACTTTCCTGATTATCAAGATTACAATGATTACATAATATCAAAACGTATAGGCAAATGAGTAAACGGCAAAAAGCAGAATTATTTTTGGCCGAAAATTACGATTTTAGATTTAACATCCTTACTTCTACAATCTACTACAAAGCCAAAGAGGAAGAAAATTTTAAACCTCATATTGATTACGACATGAATAGTATAATTAGAAAAATAGACGCCGAACTAGATTTACAAGTTTCAGAATCTTTGTATATCTCAATCGTAAAATCAGATTTTACGCCTCAATATCATCCTTTGAAGGACTATTTTTACAACTACCTGCCAAAGCAATACGCCGGAAAAAGTTCAGAGGGAAGTATAGAGAAACTAGCTAAAACCGTAACGGTACCAAACCCTTTTGAATTTCACATTTCTTTAAAACGTTGGTTAGTGGCAAGTGTGGCAAACGCACTTTCTGACAAAGGATCACAAAATCATACTTGTCTTGTTTTTACGGGCGGTATGGGACTGTTTAAAACTACCTGGCTATCGAATCTGTGTCCGCCTCCCCTAAACCCTGAGATGATCTATACTGGAAAGATAGATTTAAGCCTAGGGAATAAAGACACTTTTACCCTGTTAGGTATTAAGTTTATTATAAACCTAGATGATCAATTGCGCAACCTGATGAAAAAAGATAGTGAAACAATGAAAACGCTGATAACTCATCCTGAGATTTCTATTCGCCGCCCTTTTTCAAAATTTCACGAAACTATTCCTAGAATAGGAAATTTTTTAGCCTCGATAAACGGCGAAGAATTTTTAGCGGAAAACGAAAACCGCCGTTTCCTTCCTTTTAGAATAAAGGCAATAAACATTGCAGAGGCTCAAAGTATGGACATGAATCTAGTTTGGTTAGATGCTTTATCCCTTTGGCAAGGTGGGTATAAATATTGGTGGGATAGTGACGAACTAGAAACGGCATTTCCTGACATGAACTCTTTCGCTTATGCTACTGATGAACTTGAAATGATAACGACACATTTTGAGATAGTTGATTATAGATCAAAAGCAAATTGCACTATGAATGCAACTGAAATAGTAGCGTATTTCAAATCTAGTGTTGGCCTAGTTACCTCGTCAAAAAAGATAGGCGAAGCATTAAAAAGCCTAGGAGCAATACAAGTAAAAATAAGATCCGGCAAACAGGTACTCACCAAATACGCCCTTAATAGGTTGGATCTACCCCCAATAAATAGTATTGCAAACCCAATGAAAGAAACTGTAAACTTTTAAACATTCAATTCAATCAATTAACAATTGTAAACTACAATCAAAAATGCAAAAATTAGTAATTATTGGAAACCTCGGTAATGATTCAAAGATAGTATCATCAAAAAACGGCGGAGAATCTTTTGTTAGTTTTTCAGTTGCTTGCAATGAGGCATATAAAAACGCCGAAGGCACCAACGTAGAAAAAACAACCTGGTACAACTGTATTTACAAACGGCAAGCCGTAGCGCCTTTTTTAAAGAAAGGAAACAAGATCTATATTGAAGGCCGCCCGGAGTTTAAAACATATGTTGCTCAGGATGGTAAAACCTACGTAGATGCAACCATCTTTGTAAGTTCACTAGAATTTTTAGAGCCAAAGAAAGACTAATACCAGGTACAAAATGTATCCACTATGTACAATTAGTATCATTTTTGTTAAAAATTTTTATATATCATTTTCTTTGCATAGGTTTGAAGTGCAACAATACCAATACATTTCAAATCATGCTTAGAATTAAAAATTTCCCCTCGGAGATACGGTGAAAGTCGGTACTACTCTCAGCTACCCTTTCAGGGTTTGTTTTGGTGTTGTTGCGCCACCGGGGGGACTTATTTTACAAGTCAAATACAAGTGTTATGCAACAACACCAAAACCAAGAAAACGACTTTGAGAAAGCCTATCTCAAAAAAATTAACCCTCACTTATCAGACATTGAAGAGGTACACGGTTCAGAAAATGTACTATTTGCCCTGGACGTACTTTTTAGATGTTATCTCAGCTCGCCGGAGGATCAAATCTGCGGCAACAAAGACAATCCCGACATTTTTGATGCCTGGCTATCTTTAAGAAATTTGGTAGCTTGCATACCAAATCAGTAAGAAGATTAAAAAAAAGCCCGGCCAAAATTGGCCGGGCTTTTTTTGTGCCTCAGTAGCTACTGCTTTACAAATGTGGTTTGGTACAAAGTCTTTTTCTTCTTTCCGTATCCAGTCAGGATCAAGCCGGCCTCAGTAAATTTTCCATCTACGCCGGAATCAGCGCCCGGCGCTATTTCTTCAAATACGCCTCCTTTTTTTAGCCGTACCGGTATTACTTTGGTTTCGTGAAACTTCCTACCTCTTACTATGAAATCTCGTATCAGGAGCAAATTAAACGTACTATCTGATATACTGGTAATACTTATCAACTCTTTACTATTATTGGCCGGTAGTTCTTTTGTGATACCTGCTATATAATCAATTCTCTCAGATCCTACATACACGCCCGGCGTTTGGGCAGCAGATATGCTACAAATCACAGAAAAAAGGGATGTCAAAAGGCTTATTCGTTTCATGTTGTAGTTTGTTTAGTGAATGCTTAAAAGTACTGTTTTTCAGCCATAAAGCACTGCCGTTTGCTCAAAATACTACATTTTGGATACAACTAACTACAAAGTTGCTACATAGAAAAGTACAATTGAATCAAATGGGTTTTTACCGCTAAAAGAAAAGGAAAACGCTGGTATTGAGTTAGTTAGGTTTTTTATAGTATTTAGTATTATTATAAACTACTACACTATAAATAATAACTAAAAACAGACTTTAAGATACTTTCAAGGCGGTTTTTAGTGTAGTAACTTAAAAAAAAGATCTTACTACAAACTACTACATATTACTACACGCAGTACAATTTTTTTTCAAAGTGTAGTAAGTAGCAACTTAAAACTAGATTCAAATCAAAAAAAAAAAGCCCTGGCAATTGCCCTGGCATTTTACCCGAAAAAACGGGGTTCAAAAGGTTGTACTTTTCTTTTAGCGGTAATAAACTATACTAATCAATACTGATGGTAAGAGGCGCTCCCACAAATTCAATCAATTCTCGTACAGTATTGGGGCTAAAACGTTGTTTTCCTGGCTTCCAATTTAGTATTTGTTTACCTCGCTCATCCAACATATCTTCAAATTGAAAGTAATCTGTAATTCCCCAAATACTCATTACATCACGTTTTGAGTAATAATGAGTAACAAAACGGATATTTCTAGGTAGTTCTTTTTTTGTGTTGATTGGTTCTAATTGGCTCATATTGTTACTGTTAGGTTTTGATAGTGTCAATTTACAACCTATTTTTTTTGTATCCAATATGTATAATATTTGTTTCATTAAAACGCAAAACAATGACTCTTTTAAGCCCTGCAAATATTATTACTGCCGCAATACAGGATTTATCACTAGAGTATGTCAAAAACCCTATTGTCACTGATGTAAAGATTAACAACATTATTATTGGTCAAATAGGAGCGCCGCCCGTAACACCAATAAGTTATTTTCAAAGATGCGGTTCGGCTTTTTGGTGGCCTCAAACATGCGAATACAGGGAGCGTATCCGGCAAGAAGTTACCGCCGCCAGGAATCAATACAACGCCCGGTACCAGGCAACACGGGCCGAACTAGTAAAAGGCATAATTAACAGCCTGATGACAAAAGAACCGGCGGCAGTTATCGAACTCTTTTCAATAGGAGAAAAGATTCTACAAAATGGGATACAGGCACAAACCCGAAAAATTGAAAGCCTGGCAAAGTTTGAAAGTGTAGCCTGGTCAATTTTTAGCATTGGTACCACTGCAATAAGCGCAGGTACTTCAAATAAAATTCTTATTAGTGCAACCTCTTTTGGTACCAATGTATTAAAAGATTTGGCCGCCGGGCTTAATGTGGATCTTGCCTCGTTGCATAGATTTTCAGAGGAGCCGCCCGGCCTTACAGATAAGACGCTTTCAACGAAGGGTTTACAATGGGATCACGCCCGTACAGCTATCACCTATATAGAAATAGGAAAAGAACTAGAAACGATGTACAAGGCTATTGCACCCATTGTAAACCCTCCAATTACGGAAAGTAAAAATATGATAGGATACACGGCAATTTTGGGGCTAATCGTGGCAGTATTATTTAGAAAGAAAAACTAATGGCTATACCAATTAATACTTTTTTCAACTATTCCAGTGAAGGTAGGATTTACACCGGCGGCACCTTGCTAAACCCTTATAACAACTTTTTACCCTATAACCCTTACATACCGCCAAACCCGGTACCAGGCACCAACACGCCGGCGGCAAACACTACCGACCAGGAGGCACAAAGAGTAATAGACGCCCTCGATACTTACCCGGTAACAAGTGTAGATGTAGAGCTACGGGCAATTGCCATAAATAACAATATGGATACAGAGGCGCAAGGTAGGGCGCTCAGTACTATTTCAGAGTTTCAATCGGTAACGGCCTATGATATACGCATTATACATGTTACATGTTATGATTGGCTAAGAACGGGCCGGTTTAGTTTGGATGACTTGAAAAGATTTTTATCTTTTGTGCTATTGTATAAAAACGCATTCTCAGCAAGGGCGCAAGTAGTGTACATCAAAGCAGGAGGCACGGGTCCGCAAAACGACCCACAGATTAACCCGGCACCGGTACCAGGCAGCAACATACCGAAACCGGTACCTATCCAAACGCCGCCCGGAGTTGATGACAAAACAAATTTTTTACCTTGGATGTTGGCCGCCGCCCTGATCCTATACTTTTACACTCGATGAATCCAGTACTAATCATAGGCTTATTCTTACTTGGTATCTATTACTATAATGTTTACCGGGCCTCAGATCGTTTGACGTTTCGGTTTGGGCTACCTAACTCTATCAGGATAGATACCGCCGCCGTAAAGTTCAATTTACCGGTTACGTTCTTGAATCCATCTCCTACTAGTATTAATCTCAATGCTATTGATTTTCAAACCTTTATAGGTGGGTACTATGTGGGCAATAGTTTTTTTACGCAAAGGAAAGTAATAGTACCAGGAGAAAGTACAATACAAATCACGGTAGTAATCCCACTAGATTCAATACTGATATTGATACCTGAATTACTCAGAACTACCAAAGAAATAAAATTTACTTTCAGGGGTATAATCCGGGCCGAAGGTTTCACGATACCACTACAAAGGGAAGTAATAGTACCAATACCCAAAATTTTTAAATAGCACAATATGGCACTTTTAACGAATACAACGGTTTTGCCTCAAACAAACGGTTTCATAGTTCCAATAATATTGCCTCCTGGCACCGTACCAGGAGGCAATACCGGCACCGGTACGCCTAACACGGGCAAAAAACCTACACTCGATGCAATACTAGCTTTTTTGGGAGGTTTGGCCGATTCGCTTTTCCCAAACGGTATTGGTGGATCCGGCACTACTCCACCAATATACATACCGCCGCAAAATCCGGCACCGCCGGCGGCACCTCTCAGTTTACCTATTATCGTTTTAATTGTGGGGATATTGTATCTACTTTGGAAACAATAATTACCTTTTTTAGATACTATTTAACTTAATCAAAATCAAATTTCATAACTCAATTTTTTTCAATAATGGCAGCAACAATTATTAACAATGTAGGTTGGATTCAGGGACAAAACGGCAAAGGAATTATTTATCTCGGTAAGACGTCCGGCGGCGTTGAATTTCTAACGGTAAGAATGGCCGCAAGTGTTGATCCTACTGTATTAGGAACATTCAAGTTTATGCCAAAATCAAACGTTTTGGGGGCTATTGGATCAGGTGACGCGGTCATAGTAACAACAGTTTCCGTTGCTACTATGCCTGATGTTGCACCCGATGGACTTTTGTCCGCCGGTGGGGATATTGACTTCGGAGCAACCGCCCTGGATAACTATCCACGTATTCACGAAAATCAGGCTTTTTATTCGGTGCTTTCTCAGGAAAACCGCCCGACTGATTTCAGCCTGATCACTCAGGCCAATATATCAGCAGGCGCACAAATTCAGTATGTGGCAAGTAAGGCCCCAAGCGCCTCGGCTTTTTCTTTTTCCGTTGATGATATTGTTACCTGGGTTGAAACCAATCTCCTTTTGAGTTTAGGTATTGCATTTTTAGCAATGGAAGCCTTAGGCATTACCAACGTAACCGGCATTTTTGGTAAGAAGAAAACAGTCCGCCGCCGGTAGTAATTAAGGCCGGGAATAGACGCCCGACCTGATCTTATCTCCTAGTATTATTTAGATTCAATCATTTCAAAACATACCGTCAAAACATGGCAAAGTATAAGAAATACCCGAAGACGCCCAAAGCATCATCAAGCCTCGATAGTTGGAAACGTCACGAAGAAAAGGTAAAAGAAGTAGACAAGTTTAATACTCAAATCGACAAAGACAAGGCGGCCAAAAAAACCGTAATTTCAAAGGTCAAAAAGATGAAAAGCCGGTAGTAATTACCATTAAAAAATATATAAAAGGCCGGTTATTATTTGGCCGGCCTTTGTTTTTAAAATCCTACTCCTACTCCTATGACTACTGACAATGCAATAGAATGGTTAGAAGAAAACGAATTTTACAGGTGGAGGCTTTTTAATTCTTCAAACGGCAAAGTTCAAGACTATGACCCTGCCACAACCGAAAACGCACAGGAGGCAATTGATAAGCTGAAAAAGGCTTTTAGGCTGATGGCACCTGGTAAATATACCTTGAAAGGTTGGCAAGGAAAAAACCGAAACGCCGCCCAAAGTGAGTTTATGTTTGCCAAAGAAAAAGAATCAACCTCTAAAACTATGAACCTCGATACAAACCGGGAAACCTACGAAAAAGGGTATCAGGATGCAATCAACTATCTACGCCTCGAACACAGAGTAGAAAAACTAGAAGATTTGGTAAATAATTTCAGAGACGAACTAAAAGAAGTTCACGCCAAATTAACAGATAACGACTCAGAAAATGATGGGGACGCCCTTTCTAAATTGGGAAAAATGGCAAGCATGGCACCTGATTTAGCTTCTGCTTTTAATACTTTCAAATCCCTCTAAACCTACAATCAAAATTACAACATGGCTACCGAAAAGACACAGGAGGAAGTATTAATAGACAACCTAAAAAACTTTGCTGCAGTTTCTAACGCCCTCGTAGGGATTGAAAACACAAACAACACGTTGGTTTTCATGGTAGATCTGATCTCAAAAAACCCTGATATGTATCAGAAGTTTTTCGACCCTCAAAGAATAGAGAAACTTATGGGTATTATTGAGGAAATATCCAAAAAAAAGAAAATGGATTTTATATCAGGAATGGCCGTTTTACCTCGAATACTTGCAATTTATAAATAAAAAATGATGGAAAAATTACCTTTCAATGCTAGGAATATTGAGATTTTCCAATGGTTTATTATCGGCCTTACCGGATATTTTTTACTGAGATCAGGAATACTTAAAATACTGAAAAGCTCGGAGTACAACAAGGCCGGTACTGATGCAAATACAAGCCTGGCAATTGCTATCAGGCAAGCCGTAAACCCGTGGGGAGTTGATTGGGCAATTGAATTTGATGGCACCTCAGAGGGCGAATTGATGGACGTTGCAAAACAGATTACAGATTTTGAAGCCGTTGCGGCTTCCTATAGTAGGCTATACGCTGAAAACCTCGTAGATAGACTACAAAAGGAATTATCAGTTCAAGGGTTTCAACAGTTTATAGCCGCCGCCAAAGCGCCTAAAAATAGCACTACTGTACCAGGAACAACGCCCGGCACAAACCCAACAAGCGGAAAAATAGAAAGTTTGTTTGCAGTAGGTACTGCCACAGTTTTCAAGTTTGAGGATAGCGCCCAAATTGCGAAAACGGTACCCGTGGGGCAATTGATAGGACAAAAAATAGGCGCCTATTATATTACCTCTCAGGGAGTACGGAGGTTGTATTATCTAGTACGGTGGACTACCCTGTTAGGCTACAAAGAGTACAAAGGATTTGTACTGGCAACACAAACCCGGCAGCAATGACTACAAGCGAAAAAGGCAGAAAATTTATAAAAGAATTTGAAGTTTTGGAACTAACCTCCTACCAAGATCAAGGCGGCGTTTGGACAATTGGATACGGAACTATCAGATACCCCAACGTACGCCAAGTAAAACAGGGAGAAACCATCACGGAAAAAGAGGCTGAATTTTACTTTGTGGCTGATCTCAGAAATTTTGAAAGGGTTATTAATGAAAAAGGTTTGAACCTTTCTCAAAATCAATTTGACGCCGTGGCCGCCTTTGTGTACAATGTGGGTGCAAATGCTTTTTCAAAAAGTACCCTATTGAAAGTTTTGAGGGCTGATCCTGATAATAATCAAGCGGTAGAGGCTCAGTTTAAACGTTGGATCTTTGTAAGAAAGAACGGAAAGGCTACTGTATCAAAAGGATTAAAAAACCGCCGGCACCACGAAATTAAGATATATAAATACTCAGATTATGAACGTAAGTAGTGATATTATTTTTTTCATAAAGCAACAGGAGCAATTGAGGCTGAACGCCTATCCTGACGGAGATGGCAAATTTTCGATTGGCTACGGTGTGCAAACCTATGAGGATGGAAGGGCCGTAAAGCAGGGAGATACCATCACGGCGGCAAGAGCCGAACAACTTATAAATTTTCATGTAGTCAAAGCCGCCGCCGTGGTAAACCGGTATATTACGACAAAGCTATTACAAGGGCAATTTGATGCGCTGGTAAGTTTCGTTTACAACGTCGGTGAAGGCAATTTTTCAGGATCTACACTACTCAAAGTTATCAATCAAAACCCTCTCAACCTCGTAGAAATAGAGGTACAGTTTAAACGGTGGATTTACAGCACTGTAAACGGTAAAAAGGTAGTTATTAACGGCCTAGTAAAAAGGAGACAAGAGGAGGCGTATTTGTACGCTCAGGGAGCAATAAAAAAGGATGACAATACACTTTGGTTTGTAGTCCTGGCAATTGGTTTATTTCTGTATTTAAAATTTGTGAAAGTATGATCAATATTTGGCCGGCCTTAATTGGGGCTTTGTCAGGTTTTTTGGGTACAACATTGATACACTTACTAAGAAGAAAAAAAGTAAATGCAGAATCAGAATCTATCCTAGTGAAAACCGCCCTAGAATTGATCAAAGAAGTAAATCAGTTGAAACAAGATTTTGAGCGCCGTTTGAACGAAGCAGAGGCCAAAATAAAAGAATTGGAGGAAGAAAACAGGCAACTACACAAACAACTACAACAACTTTTAAAATGAGGCAAGATAATAAAATTACCTTTTTTATATCGGCTTTTTTGGTTCTTCTATCCTTATGTATTGCGGTTTATATTGGAATACAAAACAGCAAAGACAACAAACCTAAAAGCCTGATAGAACAAAGGCACGAACTACAAAAAAAAATCATCCTGATAGATTCTTTACTTTATGAAAACAGCTTTAAAATTGATAGCGTTTTGCGTTCTGATCCTCTCAGCGTTGATAGTTCATTCAGAGCCTTACAAAAAAGATACACTCAGCCCTGATCAAAAAAAACAGTTGGTTGAATGGATACCCAAAATTGACAAGGATTTAAAGGAATGTGATTATTTGAGGCAAAGAGTAGGCTACCTAGAAACCGCCCTAAACCTCAACAAAAAACTACTAATAACCTCGGAGCAAAGATTAACAGAGGAGGCCGCCCGAAACTCAGTTTTAAAATCTGATCTCAACCGGCAAAAGATAAAGAAGCACCGATGGTTCGCCGCCACAATAGGCGCCACTATTTTTATTTTTAGGAATCAAATTTTAAATACAATACGATGAAAGATTTAATTTTTCTGTTTGCCCACTTCAATATCTTTCTTATTGTTTGGTCGGTTGTTATTTTGGACTTTGGCACCACTATTTTAGACGCCAAACTATCTGATAGTTTCTCTTTTGCGTTATTGCCTGATGTACTCAAAAAGCTAGTGTATTATAGTGTTTACTTGATGTTTGGAAACATAGCGGAATATTACTCAGCCGCCACAGGTCAAAATATAGGCATGGTGGGAATTTTGGCAGTATCAGGAATAATACTCAGTAGTGAAGCCGGGCAATTTAAAAAGAAGATCAGTAAAATTTTTAAGCTATGAACAAACAAACCCTCTTTCTTTCTTTCCTGATCTCAGGCTTTTTCTACTGGCTTAGTATCAATCAAAAGCCGGTACCAGGTACAGCCGCCGCCGGCGCTGATCGTAGCTTACTAGATGCAATCAAAAACTTAGATTCGAGAATGAAGTCGTTAGAAAACTCACCTTTTGCGTAATGAAAAAAATACTATTATTTCTGATGTTGGTTTGTGGTTTTGCCTCATTTGGGCAACTCACAAACCAAAATGTATTGGATACTATTAATGCGAAACTACCCGACAATCGAAGCCGCCGTATAGACGAAAAAGCACTAAAAAGCACGTTCAAAACTATCCTAGATTATACCAACCAAACAGCCGGGAATATTGATTTCTCTAATTACGTAAACCGTACCACTGCACAAAGCATATCAGGGCGTAAAGATTTCCAAGATTGGGTTACTTTTGGCAAAGGAGATGACGGGAACGGAAACTCAAGCAGTATATTTTTTGCCCGTGGGCCGGGGGATTATAGCAGTTCGATAGGGGTAAATGGGAACTATGATTTTTTTCTATATAATCAATCCGGCAATTTTTCAGGGACGAAAGATGTACATCTTCGTATAGGGAGTTTAGCCGGAGACATTATATTTAATCGCCCGGATTACTTTCCTGAATTTATGAGAATAAAACAGAATGGAAATGTATTAATAGGTACTTCCGTAGATGCAGGACATAAATTAGACGTTAATGGAACGATAAGAAGTACAAACAGTGCAATATTTGCCTCTAATTCGGGAACTATGGGTGTCGGAACATCTTCCAATTTTTACAAATTAGAGGTCAATGGTGGTGCTAGAATGAGGACTTATTCAGGCACAGACGTAAATGATGCAGGGATAATTTTAAACAGTCTAAGTTCTAGTGATCCAAGTATTAGATTTTCTACTATAGTTATAGACCCAAACGGAGCAAACGGAACCGGAAGTGATTACGGTATATTGAGAATGTATGGAACGGGACACATGGATTTAATAAA